GGAGGCGAGAGCCTTTGCCGTCAAGTGCCTGGAGGAAGGAAGCGAGGCTTCGACCGCCGCCTTGTGCTGTCTGGTGTTGGGTCTGAGGTCCGGGGAGATCCTGGAGCGCAAGGTCCGGGATGTGGACGTGGCGCCCGAAGGCGTGATCCTATATGTGCCCTACGGAAAGACAGACGCGGCCCGCAGGCAGGTGGATGTTCCGCAGCCATTGGCCTACATGCTGGCCTACTTGGTGGTGAGAAGGGAGCCGCAGGACTGGCTATTCCCGGGGGATACCGACAGCGGCCACCGCCGGAAGGAGTGGCTACACGGGCACGTCAGAAGGCTTTGTAAAGACGCGGGGGTTCCGAGGGTATCGCCGCATGGATTGAGAGGCACACACACGACCCTGGCGGCTAGGAGAGGCGTTGCAGCGGAGGCCGTGGCAAAAGAGATAGGCCACACGTCCCCAGAAGTCACAAGGAAACACTATATTATACCCGGGTCTGAACAAGTGGTCAGTATAAAGCGGGTTTCAAAACTATTGAGTAACGAAACCCAGAGCGAACCGGACGAATAAAATGGGCGAGGGTGGTGGAATTGGTAGACACGCGGGATTTAGGACATGGCGTTTCGGTATTGACAACGGGGTGTTATGCGAGTATATTGTTACCCAGTTTTCATAACGACGCAGAAAGGATAGAGATTATGGGTAACAAAAAACCAGGACGCCCGAAGAAGGGCAACAGAATACTTGGACCCTATAGGCACAGGAATCAATGGCGAGTGGTAGTCATTGAAGGGGAGAGTCGAGAGATTCGGTATTTTCGGAGCAAAGAGGACGCAGAGCAGGTGAAGAAGGATGCTGAATATCGGTGGTATGCGTACTCCCCGATGATTCGGGTGGCTGATTTCTGGGAGGGAGTCACGAGGGAGAGAATGAACCCAACTGGGTATGTGTATATGATGAGAGCTGGTCCGGTTGGCCCAGTAAAGATCGGCTATACGACAGACGTTGAGACGAGAAGGGCAAAGATGCAATCAGACTGTCCATATCCTCTTGATGTGGTAGCGAAGATTCGAGGGACGAAGGAGCTAGAAAGGAAGATCCACGAATACTTCAACGGCTGTAAGATTGGCGGAGAGTGGTTTACGCCGACAGCGGCAATGAACGACTTTGCTCTATTAATAAAGAACCAGCACAGCTTGGACCAGAAGAAGATTTACCCGAACAGGACCCCTAACCCCCAGGAGGGTTGATATGGTAAAGGGTAAGGGAGAGATAGGGTTGCGAAAGCGAACGCCCGAAGAAATGGCGGCGTATTGGAGCATCAAGCACGCTGAATGGTTGGCCCTCAAAGCCGAAATGCTAAAGGCCCTTGAGGCTGCGGAGTGGGGTGGGAGAATTCAAGACGACGAGGCGTGCCCGGTTTGCTACATGAATAGTTACAGCGGCCACCACCCAGACTGTATCCTTTCAGCCGCTTTGAAAAAAGCCAAGGAAGAGTAGATGTTCATTATTCTACACAACCCACCCCCTTACCGTATAGAATATTGAACAGGAGAAACCATGATCCGACTGTTTGGAGTTGCGCTTTGTGTTTGGTGGGTTGCTGTGGTTATGTTGTGGGGAGACTTCTTGGTTGAGCCGCAACCGGGAGATCCGGGATTCTACGGAGCGCCCGCTATAACCTGTCAATGTTGGCGTTGCATTTGTACCGGCCCGGATGGTAGATGCTGGACGGGATGTTGCAACGCAAGCCGCGCTGCCCGCCTCATGTTGAACGTACACGGCATGGATGAGTTGCCAGACATCGACGCATGGATTGATACGCCGATAACCTGGAGGCAGCACACCTGGTGTTGGCCGCACGCTTTACCCGGAGGATGGCGCTGCTTCTTCACGTGGGTGACTGATTGGATAGATTGGGAAGAAGCAATTTGGGAAGGAGATTCCCAATGACTGACAAGCCCCTCACGTTTTCATGGAACGATGTCATCAAGCCGCTAGACCCGGCAGATGACAAGCAAGCGCTTGGTTATGTGGATCAACGATCTGGGCCCCGCTATCTAGGTACTGATTTCACCCCCCACACGACGTAAGTACCCGTAAACACTTTGGAGAAAATCGGAAAGGAGAAATAGATGAGTGAGGGAAAGAAAGAGTATCGCCGCCCGTTCAAATGTCAGTGTGGCGCTGACTTGGAGGTGGTGTCTTTGGAGAACGGGGGCTACTACGTAACAGAGATGAGTCCACCGAAGAAGGCAAACTGGGAGGCAGTCGCCCGCGAGATCTCCCTGAAGATACACATGATGAACACGGAGATCGGCTCCATCATCAGACTAGCCAACGCCAGACCCAAACCCGAAACGGAATAGGAGGGAAGGATGGCGAACGATCGGATCTTCATGGTGTGTAAGAAGTGCGGGAAGTGGCGTACCCTGATGAAATACTACCCGGGCACGGGGATCTACTTGGCCGATGTAGACAAGACGGGAGAGTTCTTGGAAGAGCATCAGGACTGCTATGGGTTCGCTGGGGACTTGGGAGATTCGCCCCCCTTTGAATTCCACACAGAAGGAACTTTCAATCCGATGAACCAATCCGAAACGGAATCACCTTCCCCCCCGGAGGAAGGAAAGCCATCCGCATAGCCACCCTTGCCCGCCTTTCCATTTCCTTGACCTGGTTCTGCCAAGACTTCAGGACCTCCGGTAGCAGCCGGCCAACGGTCATCCGGGGGCCTTGGTAGTAGCGCCGCATAATCAATCAACATAGCAGAATTCAGCCCTAAAAAAAAGTACCTTGACATCTGTTCAGTATCGTGCTACGAAATAGGAGAATCGTGTCACGGTGCTGGACACCGAACGATCACGGCTGCTGGACAGCCTCAACCTCCCGCTGGACGGGACTGAATTGTCAAAGCCGAATGCCAAGCGCAAAACCCGGAAGAAGAAGCCAGCCAAGAAAAAGCGCGGACCAGGCAGACCTACCAAGTACACACCCGAAACAGTCACGGCAATTATCAACGCAATCATGGACGGCAACTACAAGGCGGTTGCCGCTCGAATCGCAGGAGTTTCAAGGGACACGCTTTACGAGTGGGAGTCCCGCTATCCCGAGTTTTCCGACGCTATAAAAAACGCGGAGGCTGTTGGTGAGGCTGAACACGTCGCAAGAATCAAACGCGGTCCAATGCAGTGGCAATCGTCCGCGTGGTTCCTTGAGCGTAAGTACCCCGACCGATGGGGAAAGAGAGAAAGAAGAGACACGGGTGAGGGCGAGAAGGTGGAGCGGTACGTGCCTAATGGTAGCGGCTCTTATGACCGTGTCGTTGACGGCGACAACCTTATCGGACACCACGATGAAGTGGATACTCCGTCAACCTGACAATCCCACCGAGCCCCTGGTCTTGCGGAAGAATCAAGAGATCTTCGCAAGGTCTGAACGCTTTGCCACCTTCGTTGCGGGCGGTTGGGGCTCTCGGAAAACGTGGGGTGGGCTCGGATTCATAGACGAGAGCCTATGGGCTAACCCGGGCTGTACCGGGATCGTCATGGCTCCCACCTATACGCTGCTCCGCGAGTTGGTCAACACGTACATCAGGCCCGCCTTCCGCGACATGATTGTCGGAGAGTCGAAGCAAGACAACGCAATCTACCTGGTGGGCAACCGCCGGATCATCTACATATCTGCCCACGTTCCGGAACGCTTGGAGATGTATACAGCCGCCTGGGGATACATGGACGAGGCGGCGCTGATGAAGCGGGACATCTACACTCGGATGGTTGCCCGCATTCGGGACAAGAAAGCAAAGCGGCTCAGACTTGGCCTCACCTCAGTACCTCACTGGTGCTGGCTCAAGGAAGAGTTTGAGGGACGGAACGATTCAGAGCGGCTGATCCTTCATTGGAGGACCGAGGACAACACGGATCTGCATGAGGACGCCCCCGGGCATCTCCGCGAGTCCTGCGCGTCGAGAATGGCCCCCTGCTATCTGGAGGGTCAGTTCGTGCCCCCTGGTGGTACGGTCCACCCGGGATTCAGTGAGCGCAACCTCATCCCCTGGAGGCACGACAACCGCTTCGAGACGGTCTGTGTGATTGACTGGTCCCCACACACCCCGGCGGTGCTCTGGTATCAGATCATCCCACAAGGGACAGAGATCAAGGGCGCCGGCCTGCCCTTTGATAAGACGACAAAGCAGTCGGTGGTCATCTTCGACGAGTTGCACCCCGGGGGACCGGACGAGGTAATCACCACCGAGCGGCTATGCCAGTTGATAAGGGCCAAGAACTACAGGTTGTCCCGGTTCGTATGCGACCCCGCAGGGAAGGGGGTTGAGGCTACCAGTGGAACAAGTAACTTGAGAATCGCCCGCCGCAATCTCGCTTTGCCCTACCGAATCCCGCCGCCGAACATGGCCGGCAAGAAAGTCCGGATCGAGCACGTCAACCTGGCACTCGACCCGCTTGCCGGTCATCCCACCCTCTTTGTGGCGAAGCACTTGGAAAAGAACCGAGACCCGCGGGCGCTGGTTCCTTCCTTCCGCGCCTACTCATGGAAGAAAGACAAGAACGGGATGGTGCTGGACGAACCGAACGAGGACGGCATCTCCGAACACGCCATGGATGACGTGCAATACCTGGTGGCCGTAGACCTTCCGGCTCACCCCCGACTCATCCGCAAACCACCGAGGAGTTATATATGATCTGGGCCGCTGCTGGGATCGTTCTGTTGTCTGGTTTGGTTCTGTTGCTCAGGTGGCGCAACAGGAAGAAGCAGGCAACGGCGTTGACCCTCCCCGAAGTAAGGACAGAACCACAGCCGATCCCCTTCACCCCCATCAAGAAGAAACCGCAGGACATGAAATCAAGGCATAAGTCTTTTCCGCTACGTCAGAAGCTGAAGCGCACGGGCGCAATCGTCGGAGGGTAGGAGATCACCATGAGTCTATGGGACAAGTTCTACGACTTTCTAAAGGACTTCTTCAAGGACGCCCTTGAGGAAGACCGCAAGCTCAACATCGACCAGATGATCATGGAGGCGAACAAGTGCAAGCCCTCCGATGCTCACGGGAACTTCTATGACACGGTCATGCTTATTCGGGAGCAGTACCGCCGGGGAGACATGCAGCCCGATATGTTGGACGTCCTGAAAGACCGCTTCCCCAACACATGGAACAAGGTCAAGAAGCAACAGGTCAACCTGAGGATCTACAAGCGCCAGATCAAGGACAAGGCCAAGTGCTTCATGGAGACCGGGGAGTTCTACTTGATTGACTCGGAAGGCAACCGGGCCGGTGAGGAAATATACGAGGACGTCAAGGACGAAAGCGGAGAGTCCACTGGTGAGCAGAAGAAGAAGGAAGTCCGCAACGAAAAGGACGCCCAGAACTTCGAGAAACTGGTGGAGAAATGCCGCCTGCTTCAATCCCTCCAGTCCATGGACGAGGTAAGAAGGTCTCAGCACCGCTGCATTGCCAAGCCCTGGTGGGACGACAAGGCCAAGCATGTCCGCTTGAACACCTGGCCGCCCTACCTCTACGGGGTGATCCCGAGCAAGAAGCCCGATGAGAAATACGACCTTGACCGGGCGCCCCTGGTTTACTTCGTAAGGGAAGGGGACGACGGCCCGAACGACCAGAACAAGAACTACGAGGTGTGGGGTATACGCCCGGAGGACATCGCCAAGGAACTTGGCCAGCCGACCATTCACTGCATCTTGAACAAGAAAGGCGACCACAAGATCAACGAAGAGGACGCCAACCCCTACACCGACGAGGAGGGGAAGCCGATCTTCCCGTTCGTTCTCTTCCGGGACGACGACTCAACGGACTTGTTTGTTATCGGGGACGGGGACGCGCTGACGGTGAATAGGGCGGTCAACTGTGCGCTCACCGACCTGATGCATGCAGTCAAGGCCCAGGCCTTCCCGGGATTCGTACACAAGAAATCGGTCAACGATCCGCAGGAGCTGGGAGTCAGAACAATCGGCCCCGGCGAAGTGCTGGAGATAGCAAACGACGAATCCCTGGAGCCCATCGAAGTCAACATGCCCATCGATCAGGTGTGGCAGGTGCTCGAAAAGCTGGTCGAAGCCGACGGCCGCCTGGACGGTCAAGCCTCTTCTATCCTTCGGCAGAACGACACGGCTCCGGCAAGCGGAACCTCCCTGGAGATCCAGAACCGACCCCAGACAGAGGATAGAACCGAGCAGATCGGATTCATCCACGAGGACGTGGAAGAGTTGATGCGCCGGCTTATCATAGTCCATAACGCCCACTGTGATGCAGGCGAGGAGATCTCCCTTGACCTGACCCCCTGCTGGAAGCCCGGAGATCCCAAGATCCCCACCGACGACGAAGCAGACCAGCGCAAAGACACGGCAGACATCAACCTCAATGTCATGTCCGTTGTTGACCGGCGCATGAAGGAGTTTCACGAGGACCGGGAGACGGCCACGGCGGCAGTCAAGAACAACGCCAAGCTGAAGAAGGAACTGGCGCAAGCCTCCATGCTGGACCTTGGGCCGCGCTCCACCTTCGACCACAAGTTCGGGGAGGACGAAGAAGAAGAGGAAGCGCCCAACCCATTCGAGGATCGCGAATCGGAAACAGAGGAAGAAGAAGAGACGGAAGAAACCTAACCAAGGAGGGAATGATGAAGACGCGGAAAGAGCAAATCATAGGCACCGTGCAAGATCTCGTTGGTGCGCTGCTCTGGTATGACAGAAAAGAAGATGAAGACTTGGAGCGTGGCGAAATCGAGGCAGCGATTGAAGCGGGCGAAATCTCTGTTGACGAAATGATTGACATATTCAGCAAGGAACTTCGGGAGCACACCCCTTGATCCACTTCATCCTCGGTTGTATCTCCTACGCTCTGGCAAGTTTCATCTTCGGCTCTCTTATACAGAGGGTCAATAGGGGGTTTTGATGGGATTCCCATTTCATTTGCTTGGTTGGACCATGCCCGCGCCACAGCCCGACCCGTGGTGGAAGCGGATTTGGAGGTTTTGATGCCCAGCCTTGATGCTTGCAAGATTCGCTTTTCATTCTATCCCGATACCATTTGGGGAAGGCTTTGCGCGTGGTGGAAGCGACGCAGTCTGCCTGAAAAGTTGAGGCCGACCGTGGTGGTCTACAATCGCAAAGAACTCCCCAACATCTACCAGGCGCAGATCTCCTACAAGAAGGAAGGCCCCTTTTAGATGTCCGTCCAATCCATAGAAGATCGCGTCCAGTACAAGATGTCCATGGCCTTCACCAACATCGACGCATACCTAAGATCCGTCCTCGAAAAGCTACACAGGGACGAGGGGATCTTGGTTTCGGACGCCTTCAATATGGAGACGATGAACAACCTCTGGCAATCGCTCCGGGCGCAGATGGAAGCCTTCGGATATAGAGACGCGGTGCTAGAACAACTAGCGGGCCTTGAGAAGCTACACTATGAGATACAGCAGGAGGCCGGTCAACTAGGATTGCCTGATCAGTTCTCCCAGAAGTCACAGCGCATGATCTCAATACTCATCCAAGGGGCAGACGCAGAGTTGACCCAGGTGGCCAACATGGCATCCGAGCAAGTGGGACAGATTCTCAGGCGGGCGGCCATGGGCGGGGTGGACTTCTCCGACATGCTGTTAGACATTCAGAAGAAGCTGAACATCCACCGGGCGCAGGCGCAGACGCTGATAACCACCACGCTGCACTCGTTCAACTCTCACATGCTGGTGGAGCACGCGAAGGAAGCGGGGGTTGTGTACTACGCCTACCTGGGGCCGGATGATTCCGTCACCCGGGAATTTTGCGATCACTGGGTTGGGATGAAGGGAACGCTTGAGCAGTTTGAAGAGACTGCCCACAGGTGGGGAAGAGAGAAGCACCCGGCGGGCATAGCGGCATGGCGCGGGGGTTGGAACTGTCGGCACCGCCTTGTCCCCTTGATGGGCGAGGCGATCAAGAAGTATCCGCAGGGACCGAGGGAGGGGATCTGATGGGAATGGAGATCGACGTCAAGACGGTCGGGTTCGACATCTCCCCGTTTGAATCCGGGGGGGAGTTGGGGCCGGAGATTCGCGGACGCATCATGCAGATGCTAGCCCTGAACGTAGCTGAGGTGATCTGGTCCCGGGTGAACATGGGAGTCACACCAGACGGGGCACCGTTCAAACCTTACACGCCGGCCTATGAGAAATGGAAGCGGAGCAAGGGGCGCAGCGTCGGCACCAAGGGAGACTGGCTCACCTTCACCGGCCAGATGCTGGGCGCAATCAAGCCGCTTTATTTCGACGGGGATCGGTTCTTGCTGGGGTTCGACAGTGGGCGCGGGGACGGGAAATCAAACGCCTTGATAGCATGGGTGAACGACAAGACCCGCCCGTTCTTTTCATTGTCAGAAGACGAAAAGGAAATCGCCTGGCAGAACACCATAGCCCAGGCACAACAGGAGGGATTGATATGAGTGAGAGAGCACTAAGTTGGTCGATAAAAGAAATCATCGACGCACTACCAGAGCTTGATCCTGACGACGACAACATTATCTTGCGCGTGTCCTTCGTGCTTGAGCCGAGCGCAACAACGGGGGATTACGACATACGCGGGATAACGGTTGCCAAGGAGAAGAAATGAAGGAGGACACATGCCAGTCTATACCTGGAGATGTAAAAGAGGACACGAGTTCGACGAACGACAAGACACCTTCGCCAAAGACGGAGACAGAAAGCTCTGCCCCAAGTGCGGAGCCCTCGCAGTCAGAACCATCAACGCCAGAACAACCTTCCGTCTTATGGGCGCCGGATGGCCCAGTACTGACATCGGGAAGACTCCGGGCGGAAGCTACGGACAATAAGAAAACACGTTGGGAGAAGTTCAAGGACTTCATGCTGCTCAACCGGGCGAAGCCCAACCCCGTCCTGATGAATCCGGAAGCGAAGATCATCGGGACTTTCACCATATATCGCAACGGGCACATCAAGGACAACGTGGCGATCACCGACGACCCGAACGCCCGGGCCTTCCAGGTGGTGGCCTATCAGATCAACAGGTCAACCTTCCGGGCGAGCGCCCAGCCGGTGGACAGGAAGAAACCGAAGTGGTGGAACGAGAACTACGCGGCCCGGATGGATTATCGATTTCCTGAAAGAGAAGGAGCTGGCCATGCGTGCGCTGAACGAGCGCATGTATAGAGCATCGGGCAACCAGATTTCCCTTGATAGCCAGAACCCGCAGATCCTAAAAAAGTAGTTGACATCGTGACACGAACCATGCTAAACGTGTTACTAGAGAAAGGGGCGTTATGATCGGAAAGATCAAGGCGCTCCTGGATAAGGTCTTGGATGCCGCGTTTTACGGATCAATCACACTTCTATTCAAGCAGGGGAAACTTGTCGGCATAGATGTGCAGCGGCATATCAAGCCCGATGAAATTCAGTAAGTAGCAAACCCGGGAAGCTGGGAGAACCAGAGCCCCGTGGGCGGTTGAACCGCCTGCGGGGCTTTTTTTGTTTCGCAAATCAAGGCGCTGGACGCCGGAGGAAAAAATGGCAGACGACCAGGTGCAGGACACCGCAAACGATCAGGTGCTGGACACCCCACCCCCCGCGTCGCAGGACGACAAGGGCGACGGAAACGGCAAGGACAAACTCACAGCAGAAGAGTACAAGGCCATGCTCGACAAGGCAACCAAGGACCGCAAGTCGGCCAACAAGGAAGCCATCGAGGCAAAGAAGCGGGCAGACGCCGCAGAAGCCAAGCTCAAGGAAATCGAGGACAGCAAGAAAGACGAATACCAGAAGGCGCAGGAGAAGGCAGAAGCTGAGGCCAAAAGAGCCGAAGCTGCCGAAGCCCGCGCAACCTTCCTCGAACACAAGAGCGCAGCGGCTGACGCCGGCATC